GATGTAAATACAGTTCCTACAGATGCAATGGCAGAAGAAGCAAGAAGAGGCCTTGATTGGCGAAAAGAACATGGTCATGGGGGGACATCAATAGGTTTGGCTAGAGCAAGACAATTAGTAAACAAAGAAAGACTTTCTCCAAGAACTGTAAGAAGAATGTTCTCATTTTTTGCTCGACATGAAGTAGATAAAAGAGCAGAGGGATTTAGATCAGGTGAAGATGGTTATCCAAGTTCTGGAAGAATTGCTTGGTCATTATGGGGTGGAGATGCAGGATTTTCTTGGTCAAGAAGAAAAGTTAAAGAATTAGATAAAGAAAGAGATAAACAATTTGATTTTGAGATGGAAAACCTTTGTTGTGATGATTGTGGTACAACTGTTGAAATGGATGAGAAAAAGATATCAGCAAGAACAAGAAAGACACTTGAGGGGAAAGTTAAAGATCATAATGACAAACATGGGGATAAAAAAGGAAAGAGAGTTACTCTAAGAATGTTATCAGCAGTATTTAGAAGAGGGGTAGGAGCATACAGGACAAATCCAGAATCAGTTAGAAGAAATGTGATGGGTCCAGACCAGTGGGCAATAGCAAGAGTAAATGCTTTCCTTTATGCAGTAAGAACTGGAAGATATAGAAGTGGCAAATTCGATAGAGATCTTCTTCCATCAGGTCATCCCTTGAGGTCAGATAAATAAAAGATATAGTCTGCGAGGTTTGTGGACATGATTTGCTCGTAGTCAAGGGCATGATTAGATGCTATTATTGTGAACGATTCAATTATGATATGCACCCAGAATGGATAGACTTTGTTCTAAAAAGAGAAGAGAAAAATGATTCAGACAAAGAGGATAAGTAGAGGCAGACTCTTATCTGCCAGAAGAACTCTGATTCAACAAACAAGAATGCGTCAGTCATATGAAAGACAATTGTTTATGCAACTTGTTCAGTTCTTTGAAGAAAATGGAAAGATAGCAAGAGATGAATATAGAGAGGGAGGAGTAAGACTTTTAAATCTGAACAATAGATTAAGTCAGATCATGCTTCCACATTACAGATCAATTATAACACAAATGGCAGGACAATTCGTATTCACAAAAGAAGAAACTGATTTTGAAAGATTGGTTCGTCAATTTGTTATTCAGTTTGCAGGAATCAGAATTACACAGATTGCCAATACAACAAGAAAGATAATTAATAGAATTATTCTCCAATCAGAACTTGATGGATTAGGAGTAGAACCAACAGCAAGAAGAATTATAGAACAGACCAAACCAAGTTTCACAAGAACAAGAGCACTATTAATTGCAAGAACAGAAACACATTCTGCATCTTCATTTGGCAATCAAGCAATGGCTGAGAGTTTTAATTTGCCAATGCAAAAAAGATGGATCAGCACAAATGACAACAGAACACGCAAACATCATAGAGCAATGAATGGAACAACAATTGATTTAGATGATGATTTCATAGTTCCATATAAAGGAGTTGAATATAGAATGAAACACGCAGGAGATCCAAGAGGGGGTCCTGCTAACATTATCAACTGTAGATGCGTTATATTATATTTAGAACCAGATGATAAATTAGTAGAGGATTAGAATGCGATTAACTAACAACTCTTATTTCATACGTAACTTCAAAGAAACAATACAGGGTACTGTGAGTGGTATTTATTTTTACAAATACAAAACAGTTAATGAGGCAATCAAAGAGTATGCCCAAAAATTTGATAACTGGAGAGATCTTTATTTTAAAGATATTAAATTAACCAAAGGAAAGGCAGATATATTTGTTGCAGAAATTGAAAAGTCTTTATCAACAAACAAAAAATTGGTTAAAGAAGAGATTTACGAAAAAATAAAATGAGGCAGGACAAAAGACCTGACCCCTTTGAAGTTTTTATTCTTTATCTTTTAATTTTTATTTGTTGTCTGTTTTTTGTTGTGACTGATTGGGATAATCTATTATTCTTTCCCTTTATTCATATTCGTTAGTATGTAATCCTTTTTCTCTTGCTAACATTACAAATTCAAGTACTGGATTATATCTGGCTTCAGTTCCAGATAATTCAGGTTCTCTTGATTTTACATGAACAGTTGGAATTAATACATCAACACAAGTAAGTCTATTGTCATAATCACTTAAATAAATGTTATTTTCATCTTTAAATTTCTTCCATAAATCTTTTGCTCTCTTTGAATGAAATCTTATACCAAACATCTCAGGTGTAATTTGAGTTATAGGTATCATATCAAAAGTTAAATCAAATGCTCTATCTTCTAAATCAATTACTTCGCCCATTTAGTTCTCCTTTAAAAAGTTCCCCTCTGGCAAATGAAGGATAAAAGAAAACCAGAGGGGAGAGTTTACCCTATCTTTGAGGCAAGCAGTAAATCTCGATAGGGATTCATGTATTCCTTTCAAGTGGCATTATTTTATCTTCTTCTTGAGTTGGATCATTGTAAACTTCTGGTATTAAGAATTTTACATGAACAGCACCACCAGTAAAGCTTGATACATAAAATTTTGTTGGTGATTTTTCAAGATAGTCTAATACCTCTTTGATGCTTGTTAGTTGTTTCATTTTCCTCTCCTCAATGGGTACTTATCTTACCCATTTCTTTAAGAATGAATTGATTTCATCTGCAAACTTATCACAGATTTTTTCATTGTTGTGATTACGCAGATCCTCAACAGTAAGGGGTACAAATCTTCCCCTACAGATCTCTTGGATCTCATAAGATGATATGGGTGATGAAATCCCAGTAATTGGAATTGGAGAAGAATTGAGATTACTTCTGAAAGCAGACCATTTCTTCTTTAGAAGATACCATTCTTCTTCACATTGTGCAGGATTGGAAACAGAAGAAAGAGAGTCAATCTCTCGTTCCTCTTTCCACAATTTTCTGGGTTCAGGTGTGGAATCAGTTACAACAGTTCTGACTCCCATCCAATTAATGGAATAATGTTTATATGTAGTCATAGGGATCTCCCCAATTGTTGAAATATGTTTATATAATAACAAATTGTTTATATGTTGTCAATACCCTTTTTTAATTTTTTTTTAACTTTCTTTATTTTTTGTTTGATGGTATAAATTTGTATTATGCCTATACCAAAACCAAATGTTGGCGAGAGTAGAGATAAATTTATGAGTCGTTGCTTGTCATCTGACGTTATGCAACAAGATTATTCTGACAATGGTCAGAGATTTGCTGTTTGTAGCAGTTCATTTGATGATAAGGATAAAAAAATGTTTGATGAAGAAGAGCAAGAAATAACGACAGGATATTTTGAAGTAGAAGCAGAATTAAAAGCATATCATGATGATGATGAGAAAGAAAAAGAAAAAGGTATGTTTGAAGGTTATGCTTCTATATTTGGCAACAAAGATTTAGGAAATGATGTTATAGAAAAAGGAGCATTCATGCGATCCCTGAGAAGAAAGGGAGCAAAGAAAATCAAGATGCTCTATCAACATGATACAAAAGAACCCATTGGTGTATTTGATAAGGTCATGGAAGACCAGAATGGTCTGTATGTAAAAGGCAGACTTGCAATGGGAACACAAAAGGGCAAAGAAGTCTATGAGCTCATGAAGATGGGTGCTATAGATGGTTTATCTGTAGGATATCGAGTAGACTCTAAGGGTCAATCATATGATGACAAGAGAAAATATAGAGTTCTCAAAGAAGTCGACTTGATGGAGATATCAGCTGTTACTTTTCCTATGAATCCTCGTGCACGGATTCAAGCTGTAAAGAGTGACATGACTGTGAGGGAATGGGAGCATAAACTACGAGAGGTAGGAGATCTTTCTCATTCTGAAAGCAAAGTGGCGGCATCTGCTGTCCATAAAGCTCTTAGTCAACGAGAGGTTGATAAGGATGCTGATTTATTAGGCATTATCAATGCTACAACTCAAATATTAACTAAATAGGAGCTAGTTATGACAGAAGAAGTCAAAACAGCAGTTGAGGGCATGGGGAAAGCCTTTGAGGAATTCAAAGCAACCTATGATTCAAGACTGGATTCACTAGAGAAGAAAGGTACTGTCGATCCTCTAGTAGATGATAAGATTAAAAATCTGGAAGCAGATATGGACAGATTGGAAGAGATCAATCAGAAATTGACCAAAGCTGAATTAGAGCAAAAGAATATTTCTGAAAAGATTGATTCATTTGAAACCATGTTGAAAAGACCAGAAGCAAATCTTACAGCAAATGAAGTCGATACCAAAATGGAATCCTTTGAGAAGTTCATCAAAAAGGGAACTGATGGTATGGATGAAATGGAAAAGAAAGCATTAACTGTTTCTGATGATACAGGAGCAGGCTATCTTGCACCACCTGAGTATGTGAATGAATTAATCAAGACGATTACTGAAATCACACCTTTCAGAAGTGCCGCCAGAGTCAGAACGACAAATCAAAAGTCAATTCAGATTCCATCAAGAACTGCAACATTTACTGCACAATGGGTAGCTGAAGCAGGAACAAGATCTGAAACAACTGGATACACAACAGCATTAGAAGAAATCCCAACACATGAGATTTATGCTCAGGTTGATATTTCAAATCAAATGTTGGAAGATTCAGCTTTCAATCTTGAAGCAGAAATGCAACAGGAATTTGCTACTCAATTTGCAAAGCAAGAGGGTAATTCTTTTGTTGTTGGTGATGCGATAGGAAAACCACAAGGTGTTATCACAAACGCAAATGTGGCAACTGTAGCATCAGGAAGTGGCACTCTCTTAACAGGAGATGGTTTGATCACATTGGTACATTCTATCAAATCTGATTATGGGCAAAATGCTTCTTTCATGTTCAACAGAACAACTCTTGGAGCTATTAGAAAGCTGAAAGATTCAGCAGGACAATATGTATTCCAAGCAGGAATGATGTTAACAGCAGGTGTTCCTAACTCTGTTCTTGGATATCCATATGTGGAAGCTCCAGATCTAGCAGATGTTGGTTCATCAGCAAAGCCAGTCATATTTGGTGATTTTAACAGGGGTTACATGATTGTTGATCGTGTAAATCTTTCAGTACTTCGTGATCCATTTACTCAGGCATCTACAGGAAATGTAAGATATCTTGCTAGAAGAAGAGTTGGTGGTCAGGTTGTATTGCCAGAGGCCCTTGTTATTCAAGAAATTTCAGCTTAAAGGGGGTATTTATGAAAGACTTATCAAATAATATTAGTCCTGCAATCTCTATCATTCCTGCTGTGAGAACAGCGGCTGTTAATGGTAGTGGTGTAGATTTACAAGGATACGAGTCAGCAACAGCTGTGGTATTTGTTGGGGCAGAGGGGGATACTCTCTCAAGCTCAGTTCATTTTGAGGTTTCATTGGAACATTCAGATGACAATTCAACATTTACTGACGTTGCTCAAGCAGATATCGTAGATGGCACAATATCATCTGGTGGTATCTTCCTGAAAATGGATGGTACAGCAGGTGGTAATCCAGATACAACTGGAGAAATCCACAGAGTAGGTTATGTTGGTGGCAAGAGATATGTTCGTGTAGTTCTTGCAAAAACTGGAACTCACTCAACTGGTACTCCAATTGGTGCAATGATTGTCAAAGGTCATGCTAGATCTTCTGGTGATAACGCATTTACTGCACACGCATCCTAAATGCTAGCTTGATGGAGGGGAGAAATCCCCTCTATCTTTAAGGTTTAAAATGAAGATTAAAATTACAAAAGATATTATTGGCTCTGCTAACGAACATGGATCTGCTACAAAGATCTATAAATTAGGAGATGAAATGGATTGCACACATGATTGGCAAAAGAAATTAGCTATGCAGTTCATGGAAGCAAATTCAGCAGAAGAAATTAAGACAGTTGCTCCTACAGAAACAAAGAAAGTAAGAGCAAGGACAAAGACAGGACACTTTAAGTCAGATGATCCCAATACTCCAGATATAGATGAAGCATGGGAAATAGAAACTAAGTAGGGAAAATAATGAGCCGTACATTAGATTCAAGTATTATTGCGGCATTATCATCAGGAGATATCGAACCATTTTTCGCATTTAAGATGGAATTCGATACCACAACTCTTCGTTTATATACAGGATTAGGAGAAATAACCATAGGTAGTGATACCTATACAGGAGTTGGCAGTTTATTAAGTTTTACAAATGTCGAGGAGAGTTCTGATATTGGCGCTAAGAGCGTCACAATTACTTTGAGTGGTATTCCCTCAACAAACCTTTCATTAGCCCTCACAGAGCCTTATCAGGGGAGAGAGGTCACAATTTTATTTGGCATTAGAAATGCAAACATTGTTTATCTTGTGGATCAAAATGGCAATTTTATTTTAACAGAACAAGGTGGTCTTATTGATATTACAGAATCATCAGAACCAGATGCAAGTTCTACTCTTTTTGTTGGGTACATAGATCAGATGGATATTACAGAAGGTCCTGAAACAAGT